GCATAAACTCCATCCTGAATGATACCATCAAATATGCTGCTCATTTGCAAGGCATTATATAGACGGTCTGAGCTAATAGAGTCATAAAAGCCATAAGTAATTGTCATTTATGTTTTTCTCCTTTCCGATTATTCTACAGTTTCGAAAGTAGGATACATTGAGATGGCACTTTCATCTTGAGAATATATCATCTCTATTACCCTTGATTGTGTTGAGTGACCATAATCATCTGCAATTTGCAGAATATCACCCATACTAAACTCGTCCCCATAATTGTACATTGTGGGATCGATTTCGCCCTCAAAAGATTTAAGATAAATATACTTTGCAAGTTCTTCTTTGCCACGACCTTCTAATTGTAAAAGATAGTCAGCCTCCGATAGTTCCCCATCAGGGGTGTTTCTGGAAACGTTTGCTTCGAAATATAACTCACGTCTTGCTAGATCCGATAGACCAGAACTGTCAGGAGCGAATATAGTTGTAGTCGTCCTAATACTTCCAACTCCTGGAGATCCTGCTACGAGACACACAGTTTTTTGTGATCTGCTACTTTCTATGTAGTCAGCATTTAGCAAATTATCTAACGCAGATGTAAAGGCAACAAAGTCGTTTACTGATTGATCGTAAGATCTATTAACACCAGCATACAGTTCAAAATCAAATTTATCTGTTACCAGATCTCGTAAGATTCTAAATCCTATACCATCCGCCATACACAATTGTGATAAAACCTTATAAAGTGTTTCACCATTAAATTGTGTGTCAACGGTTAGTGCAGTTATTATTGCATCAGCAGAAGTATTAAAGACGAGATCCGAGAAAGTCCTAAGACCATCAGTTGGAGATATAGCATTATCGTCTAAAAGTCGTTCTATTTCAGTTTGCAAGTTACCGCTCATTGCGATAGCGTCCCATATAACTCTACGATCTAGTATAGACTCTAATGAACGCCCAGTAAGGATTAACGCATTGCCCTCCTCAAGTTCTGAGTGAATGTTAGAGTCTTCTAGAATCATATGATGCGGAGATTCTGGCAAGGTCAAATACGTAGTATCTAAGAGTTTAGCAAGAATGTCCGTAGTTGGTGAGACGACAATTTCAAAGTCACCATATTTCCAATAACGATCCGTCCATATGAGGGATTTAAACACATCGAAAACATAAAGCTCTTCAAAGGTATCATCTAAAAGAGTTATCTCCATAGCTTAAATCCCTTCATATGCGATATCGTTATAAATTGCAAATTGCAAGTTGTTAAGTCCAGAGCTTGCAGTATAGGCATATACATTATCTCCTTTTTCTAATTGAAACCAAACGGGAGATGTACCAAGACAATTCAAGATATTATACGTAGTTACATCTCGAATTAATATTGCGTACTTATTGCCTCTAACTGTAGATATCCAGATGTCATCTCCTGCTTGAATATCTCCTCCTGTTGTACTTATTAACTTTGCACTGTCAATCTCTAAAGCTTCTAGTGTTACTGAGTTAGTTAAGACAAAATCACTTGCAGCACCCGAAGCGTGAATATGTATTAACATACCGATAGGAACATCTCCTTCATACAATACAGTCTTCTCGGATGTCGTATCAAGTTCACCCATTTCCAATAATGGATCATCGGTTGATTCATTTGACCACGGAAATTCAAATTTTGGTATTGCGAAGGAGAATACAGTAAGCGAGTCAACAATGTCATATAAATATGAATCGGGGAACACTAACGTAATTACACAACCCTCTTCCTTGTTAAAAATGTCTGGCTCGTTAGCCTCAACATAAGCAGTTGCATGAGCTGTTCTATACGCTGCTTGAACCTCGAATATGATTGCCCTATTCAAAGGGAAATATTTATAGGATTGTTGTCTTAGGGCTTCAATATCTTGTCCGGGATAAAATCTTAAATTCAGTACGATATTTCTCGGTGTAGCCCGTCCAGAGTTATACAACGACCCATCGATACCTGCCCGTTCCGTAAGCGATATTTCAGCTTTAGGCGGACCAAGTCCATCTATACGAAGAACTATGAAGCCCGATTGCTCGGGCCTCAATAGCTCTAAGGTTAAAGATTCATTTAAGTGGTTTGTAGTTTTGATAGCTGTTATCATAAGCCTAACAATCCTTTTGCGCCACGTAATTGATTTCGCGTCTGTCTGTAAATTTCTACACGGGACAGCGCCTTTGGTGAATAGTTATACTGATTTAGCTCGATATTTGTTGAATTGACAGGTTTTCCATCCGTATCAACCGCAATAACACCGGGGGTACGACTCGTTCTAGCAACCGTACTTACTAAACCAATAGATCGATCTCCTCCAAGCATGTCATTAAGTAAATTTGCGCTTTCCACTATTTCAGTCATATCAACGATCGGACGAATTGTTGGGTCTAAGTCCATCTCTCCTTCAATTCCTTCCGACACTGCTGTAATAGCATCCGACATAGCATTGACAGTAGTCTTGGCCAATTTCTTGATTATGGTCGGTACGTGATGTTCCATCATCTTAATACCTTTAACAAGACCCAGAGGAATCATCTTACCAAGCCACATAAACTTTTTGGAGGGTGAGTCAGCTTCAAAGAATTTCATCGCCGCAGCAAATGCATCTTTAGCTAACTGTACTACTGCAGCGATAACTAATCCAGCACCCTGTGCAATACCTCTTATTAAACCATCAATGATGGCAGCAGCAAGGCGTCCGATAGCAGTTAGTATTTCTTCTAGATTGTCATCAACACCATCCGCTAAACCATTGATAAACGCAAGCATCAAATCCCAACCAGATTGGATAATGTCCGGTAAGTTTTCAGCGACAGCACCAAGAAATGTCGTAATGATTTGAACAACAACCGTTACAACTTCTCCAATATTATCGCGAATACCTTCTAAAAATCCAATCAGAATATCCCAACCTGCTTGAAGAAAGTCAGGAAGCTTGAGTGCAATCTCTTCCAATAGGGTAGTTAGTAGCAAGACTATAACCCGGATAAATTCTGGGACATGATCTTCTATTAATTGGACGAGTGCATCCAACAACTTGTCAAGAGCTTCATACAACTTTGGCGTTACATCAATAATGATTTGTAAGAACCCAAGAAGTAACCCGGTAATGGCTTTTTCCACAACAGGTGTCGCCCTGATAATTCCTTCCGCGAATATGATTAAAGTGTCTATTAGCGTATTGATAATTATCGGAACTAAACCCAATATGGTCGTAACCATAGCAACAATTACTATTGCTGCAGCTGTTCCACTAGCAGCAAGTAGTCCTAAACCAGTAGCAAAGAGAAATATGCCTGCACCTACTAAAGCTAAGCCTGCACCGATTAGGAACATAGAAGCGCCTAAACCTAACAATGAAGGGATAACCGGAGTTAGTAATGCACCCGCAATACCTAAAATGAGGAATACACCAGCTAACGCCAATAGGGCTAAACCTATCTCAACAAGAGACATACTACCTAGCATTTTCAAAACATTCACTAATATGAACAATGCACCAGCAGCAACTATGAGAGCAAAACTACCAGCGAGCGTTCCGGACATAGCGTATAGGGCAATGGTGATTATTAGTAGGGACGCACCCAAAGCCAATAATCCTTTGCCAAGTTCAAGCCAATCCATACCACCCATCTGTTCTAGTACATTTGCCAATATACTAAGCGCAGCAGCCACAGCAACAAGTGCTATACTTTGTATGAGCATGTTTTTTGGTAATGCCCGTACAGCTACAGCGATAATCAGCAAAGCACCACCCATACCAACTAACCCTTTAGCAATTTCTTCCCAGGATAGTTTGGCAATTCTCGTCATGATATCTACTAGGATATACATGGCTGCGGCTATGATTGTCATACCGATTGCAGTAGCAATGATTCGTTTGCCATCCCCGACCAGTCGGGTAAAGGCTGCAATCTCGGCAAATATAACACCGAGTGTCATAAGACCTTGCTGTAGAACAGCGACATCCATCTTACCAAATCTTTCTACTGACTCAGCCATTAACATTATAGCTGCTGCCATACCGATCATGGCTAAGCCTGCGGCGATACTTGTCTTTCCATCGCCAAGTAAACGCATGAATATAGCAATCTCAGCAAGCAAGGCACCAACTCCAATCAAGCCTTGTGTAAGGGTTTCTTGATCTAGTGCACCTAACTGTTTGACTGCTCGTGCTAACATCAGAAGAGCTATGGCATAAATGCTTAAGCTCACTGCGCCTTTAACGACGTTAACCATACTGGTACCACTCATCAATTTGCTAAATATGATCATTGTGGCGGTTAATGCGTATATGGCACCTAAGCCACGTTGCATTGCGCCCGGATCAATTTCAGCCAACTTAGCCATAGCAGCAGTCAATATAAGTATTGCGCCTGCTAAAGCGATAAGACCTAACGCTTGTATGAAACCTCCACCACCAATCTTACCAAATGCAGCCATAGCTGCGATAAGATCTACGAACAAAGCGGTGACGATAGCTAAAGCAACTGTGAGTTTTGCTGAATCGATCATAGCTAACGCTGTAAGGGAAATGGCTAATACAGCAATCGCTACCGCGATTAACAGTAACGCTTTTGCTTTTAGGTGCATTTGCCAAGCTTGAAGCGAGCCGCGAACACCATCAAGTACATCTGTGATGCCTTCGAACATGCCTCCAGCTTCATCTAACAAGCCTCCACCTTTAGTAACAAATCGCTGTATTGCAAAGATCAAACCACCAATCAAGGCAGTATTAATCATATCAAACAGCTTGATAAAGTCTACATCACCCATTGCATCGCGTAATCGTCCTGCTAAATCCGATACAAATCCTGCAACAGCACCTGCCAGTTTAAATACATATGGCAAAACCTTAGCCGCTGCTTGTAACATTAGGCCGAGAATACCCACCGTAGCTTTCGCCAAGAGTGTGAGTGGCTCAAGTCGAATTTCAACTTTATCGAAGAAGTCTGTAGCTGGCCCGAGATCAATCTTTTCAAATATACCTTCGAACCATGTACGAATTTCTTTGATTTTTTCTTTAATTCGCTCTACAGCATACCAGAGTTCAACGCTGAATTCTTTAACTCTGGCTATAACTAAATATAACGCATTCGAAATAGATTCGGCAATGTTTCCAGTCTTTTGGAACTCGACTATATGATCTCCAAGGTTTGCCAAGAAATCGAGAAGTCCACCACCGTCTACAGATATACCCGAAGCAAGATCCATCAAAGGAGTTAATAGACCCATTATAATATCTCTACCTATTGCAAAGATTGCAAACACGCCGCTAAATATGCGTCTAACTTTGTCTGCTGTTTCCTTGTTTATAATTAGAGTTTCTGTAAAAGCCCTAACTTTTGCGGTAATGATAGCTAACTTTAAGCCCATATCTCCCGCGGGGAAAATATCACTCATTGCCTCCTTAATTGGTGCCATAACAGCCTGTAACGCATTGAAAGAGTTCCATAAAATATCAATTGCTGCGGCTCTTCCACCTGCATCCTTCCAACCTTGAAGAATGGCATTTCGTGCATCTGAGGAATTTTGTATTATAGCACCCATAACATCACTGATCTCAGTGAAGAGCGATTTAGCCTCTTCAAAGTCACCAATGATAATCTGCCAGCTTTTAGTCCAACCAGAGGCCAATGCCTCATCTAATGTGTCTTTTAACTGGGTAAATGTCTTTACTTTAGTTGCAGCATCATTGGCCATTTCACCAAGTCTCATAATGCTTTTAATTTGTTCTTCGTTGTATCCCAGGGATTCAAGTTGTGCTTCTGTTAAATCGCCTGTGAATTTACTGAGCGTATCTAATAGAACCTCACTTGTTAACCAACCGGACGCTAGTGTATTTCTGAAACTACCTTCACTCTCGATCATTTGATCGATGGAAACCCCATGAAGTCTAGCTGTTTCCACAAGAGCATCTTGAAATACTTGACCACCCATACCCGCATTAACTACCGAGTTCCAGTCCATAAGCTTTACAGTACCAGACGATAGTGCTTGAGATAACTGATACATTGCAGTAGCTGCTTGTTGGGAGTTTGAACCTGAAACTGCGGCCAAGTTAGCAATACCCTTAATCGCAGAGACTGACGTCTCCAAATCTACACCTGCAGCGGTAAACGTACCAATGTTCTTCGTCATTTCGGTAAAGTTATAAATAGTTTTATCAGCATAGGTATTTAATTCATCCAAAGCCAAGCCGACATCAATAAGCGTTGTCCCCTTTGATTCAGTATTTGCAAGCACCGTTTGAATTGCATTCATCTGTGTTTCGTACTCTGCAAAACCTTCTTTCAAAGGCTTAACAAATCCTGTCATCATCTTCTTGCCGTAATTGACTGCGGCGTTTGCAAGATTTGCTAGAGCTGTCATACCGATAATACCTAACATGGAAAATCTACTCGATACTGATTTCACACCATCAGCAATATTGGTTAAACTCACATTTTTGCTAGCAGCGTTCAATGAGTTTAAACCCTTTGCAGATTCAGATAGATCTAAACTTTTCTTAAGGCTGTCAAGTGATTTTGTACTTTGTTTTACGCCCTTTTCGAACTGTGCGTTGTTAAAGCCCATATCAACGACTCGATTATCAACAGTAGAGCTCATAAATTAGATACCTCCTTCCAGATTTCTTCTGCTATTCTTTCAAATATAGGTCTCATGGCGGGATTTACATAATCTATTGGTGGCACATATCCACCAGTGCCCGTACCATGTCCGTATTGTATAAGAATTGCAATGTTTGCACCTTGATTCACGTGTGAATTACTCCAAGTTATGGTATACCCCCACTTAGATTTGGTTATGTTGTAATCCCAAGAATTTGCCGTTGTACCGGTAGCAACTGGCGTACCGGCAGCTAAAGCGGCAACTCCTTCTGCCCCATATCGTTTCAGAAGTGATTGTATCTGTAACTTTTTGGCTCGTGAAAGAAATCTATCAGTTTTTTTAAAATCACCTTTGTGTTTAAATGTTATCATAAGATCACCCTGTGGTATTTAAGTGTTGTCGTCGTGCAGTATTAAGGGCCCTATTTCGGGCTTTGATTGCACCCTTAGACATCTTTTTCTTGGGTTGATTCTTTATGTTACATACATTAATTAAAGTTAATAATCGGTTAAGATGCCACTTTTGGCATTCCATCGGTATTTGCAAAGTCACCATCCAATAATAGATGATTTCTGCAGTGATTACCTCCCGATTAATGATGTGTGTTTCTTCCTGTTTGGTAAATGTTGTAGCAGTCATAGGGTCTTCTAGATACGCGGTTACTTCATTGATAACCTTAGCGTCGATTGCTTGGAATACACTAGCATCAACATTCTGGGTTATTGTCATAAGTCTAATATACTCAATAGTTTCTGCGCGTGTCTTGTTTTTCTTTACTAGGAAAGGCTTATGAAACTTACTTTCCCACTTTGCTAAGGAGACCAAAGAATGTTCCAGACGAAGCTCCCGGCCTTTTACCTCAACAAACTCTTGAGTAGCATCGTTGAATAATTCTTTATCGGGAATCGTAATTGTCAACATTCCTGGTCTCCTTCCATTTTGAAGTTTCTATTCTACTTCTGGAACAATGCCGTTAAAGAAAGCAGCCGCGGCATCGGCATTAGTAGCAAGCTCCATAAACAATTCAACGAATGCTTCTGTCTCGGAGAACCCTTTACTAAGCTCTTCTGACTTAATGAACCTACGACCATCAGGAGATTTCTCACCATAAGCCGTAAGGATGACTTCTTTAAAGATAGTAATTAATTCGGGCTCACTCTGAGCCTCAACAACTTTTTCGACCCACTGGACCCAACCACCAGAAACAGACATCTCTATTGTAGCAACCTCTACTTTTGAAAGATTGAAATAGAAAGTCTCTTCTCGTTCGGTACCATTGTAATCGGTGTATTTAATCGTTTTTTTTAACATGGAGTCTCCTTTCAAGGTTTTTAATTTACTAGTTTAATAGGGACCCCCCAGATTGTTACTCCAGGGGGCCCCAAGAGGAGGAAGAAACGCCTAGTATTTAATCGTCGTTAGGGCGTCATTGCCGTGATAATAGCTGCCGGCAGGGGAAGGTTCGGATCGGTACCGGTATCACCAAACAAGATCAGCAAGAGAGCTGCTAATGCAGTGGCGTCAGCGGTACGGCTATCGATAATGATCTGGGCCGTTGGAATGTAACCAGCTAAAGCGGGAGGAGTCGTTGCGACTTCCCAACTAAAGGCAATTGCTTCGGGTGAATCATTAACTGACTGGTATCCCTTCTCAGAAGGTGAAGCCAAACAGCCATAAACCAAGTGAAGCTTGTAACCAAGAGCATCACCAGCTACATCATTACCAATCTTTGTCTTATACACAAGCCCAAAGATTGTACGAAGCTGTTGCCCAAGGAAAGTACCAACTGCAGCGCCAGGTACAACTTCACCATTGCACAAAGCAAATTCGTCAGGATAGGTATAAGCCTCAATCGTGCAGGCAAATTCCTCAGCTGAAACTAAAGTTAAGTATTTAATATTATCTGCATACAGAGCAGTCGGCTCTGCGCCAGAAGGACTTTCGCTAACGCTTATCAAACCATTCCAAGCAACTCCCAAAGGGTAATCGCCACCACCATCGATAGGGTACAGAACACCCGCCTCGATACCGGTTTCGTAAAAGCGTTCGCCAGCGTCGTCCCAAACTAATGCTGTCATGATTATTTTCTCCTTGTTAGAAGTAAAT